GGTCACGAAGAACAGTACGAAGGGTTGTTTCTAGATATAATAAGGGGAAAAAATGGGTAAGTCAAGGCCATTCACAATCATTAAAGATACTAGAGAGCAAGAAGGTTACACTTTCGAGGCTAGTAGTTCTAGATATCATGTCTGCAAGGGTATGGTAACAAAAAAGCTAGACACTGGCGATTATAGCATAGAAGGTTTGGAGGACAAGCTGTGTATTGAGAGAAAAGCAAGTGTTGTAGAGTTTGCTAACAATATAGGCCACGACCAAGCTAGGTTCATGAGAGAAATAGAAAGGATGCAAGAAATACCCCATAGATATATGGTGTTCGAGTTTTCTTTATCAGATCTTATGAATTTTCCAGAGGGGTCAGGTATTCCAGAGAGTGACTGGGGAAAGCTAAAAGTTACAAACAGGTTTATGCTAAAAATGGTCATGGAGTTCCAGATGAATCATGGTATCCATGTGATGTTTTGTGACTCAAAGAAAAATGCGAAGTGGGCTGTTCTGAGTTTAATAAAAAGGGTCAATGAATTATATCAGTAGGAGACTATGATGAATTCTGAGTTAGTGGGTGATATACAGTCTTACGGAATTGATTATAATAATAGGGAGCTATACTTACACTCATATGTGGCAAACACTGATGAAGAGCCGGGTGTTGACTATAGAATGAGTACAACGTTCTACAAAAACATTAGAATGTTAGACACAATGTCAAACGCGCCAATACTTATACATATGCATAGCATCGGCGGGAACTGGAACGACGGCATGGCGATTTATGACGCAATATCCCTCTGTAAATCATATGTCACGATCATAGTTTATGGTCAAGCAGAATCAATGAGTAGTATTATACTACAAGCGGCAGACAAGAGGGTTATGACGCCAAATTCATATTTCATGTGTCATTTCGGTTCATCTGGGTATTCAGGCAATTACTTGGACGTTCAAAAGGGGGCTGCTTTTGAAAAAAAGATGACAGACGCTATGTTAAACATTTATACAGAGCAGTGCATAAAAGGCAAATACTTTAAAGAACATTACAGTGAGCCAGAATTCGAGAAAGTCAAGAACTACCTCAAAAGAAAGTTGAAAGATGGAGATTGGTTTATGGAAGCCAACGAATCTGTGTATTATGGTTTTGCGGACTGTGTTTTGGATACTAGAAAATGCAAGGATATAAATAGTTTAAAATGAGCGACTTAAAGAAGATCAACGAGGCTTGGCTTAATCTAGACATCCAAGACGACCAACTTTTCAATCCATTCTCGATAGTAAATTTTAGAGAAGATGATTTTCACTATAGGATGCTCTGGCTGATGACTAGGCCAGAGTATTTTTCTTTCCTATGTAAGCACATCTTCAACATAAATATATTACCATCTCAGGCTTTGTTTTTATGCGAGATGTGGAATAGAAGGTTCCCTATGCTTATCGCAAGCCGTGGTTTCGGTAAATCATTTATCTTGTCCCTATACTCTATGATTCGCGCCCTCATCCTACCAGAACGTAAAGTTGTTGTTGTAGGAGCTGCATTTCGACAGTCTAAAGTTTTGTTTGAGTATATGGAAACTATTTGGAATAACTCTCCCGTACTAAGGAGTATGTGTGATGCAAACAGTGGGCCAAGACGAGATGTTGATCGCTGCGTTATGCGTATCAACGGTTCTCGCGTCACTTGCCTCCCTCTTGGCGACGGACAAAAAATTAGAGGCCAGAGAGCTAACGATATTATTAGTGATGAATTTGCTTCTATTCCAAGGGATATCTTTGAAACTGTTGTTGCCGGTTTTGCTGCTGTTAGCTCTGATCCTATAGAAAACGTTAAAAGATTAGCGGCCAAAAAGAAAGCGCAGGAGCTTGGCATAATAACAGAAGAAGAATCGGATTCAATAATAGAGAAAAAAGACAATCAGATTATACTCAGCGGTACAGCTTATTACGACTTCAATCATTTTGCTGAATATTGGAAGAAATGGAAGTCTATTATTAAAAGCCAAGGAAAAAAAAGTAGATTAAGGGATATCTTTGGGGAAGACCCGCCAAAAGACTTTAACTGGAAAGACTATTCGATTATACGTATTCCTTACGAGCTTTTACCAGAGGGCTTTATGGACGCCTCACAGGTCGCCAGATCGAAAGCAACGGTTCATGCCGGAATATATCAGATGGAGTTTGGAGCTTGCTTTACGCGCGATTCTCAGGGCTTCTTCAAGCGTACACTAATCGAGGCTTGTGTCGCAAGCGATAAAGAACCAATTAAAGATAGCGATGGTAATGAAATTAATTTCCAAGCGCAGCTTCGCGGTGATCTTAAAAAGCAGTATATATTTGGAGTTGACCCTGCATCTGAGGTTGATAACTTTAGCATTGTGGTTATAGAAGTAAACAAAGATCATAGACGTATTGTTCACTGCTGGACAACAAATAGAGAACAGCACAAAGAAAAGGTTAAGAGCGGATACTCTTCAGAGTCTGATTTTTATGCCTACTGCGCTAGAAAGATTAGAGATCTTATGAAGATATTTCCGTGCATCCACATATCTATGGACGCTGGCGGTGGCGGTATTGCTGTAATGGAATCTTTACACGATCAAGACAAGATTAAAGATGGAGAAGTTGCTATATGGCCAACGATAGACGATAATAAACCTAAAGATACAGACGATCAAAAGGGCTTGCATATTCTTGAGATGTGTCAATTTTCTAAATACGACTGGTTAGCAGAGGCTAATCACGGTATGCGAAAAGATTTTGAGGACAAGGCGCTATTATTTCCAATGTTTGATTCTGTAAGCCTTGGTCTTTCAGAAATAGAAGACGAGCTAAAGGGAAGAACGTTCGATACTTTAGAGCAATGCGTAATGGAAATAGAAGATCTTAAAGATGAATTAGCTATGATTCAAATTACACAAACAACTACGGGTCGGGATAAATGGGATACGCCTGAAACCGTTATTGGAACAGGCAAGAAGGGTAAACTTAGAAAAGACCGCTACTCTGCATTACTGATGGCTAACATGGCTGCTAGAACGCTCGCTAGACTGCCAGAGGCCAGTGTTTACAATTTCTATGGCGGCTTTGCAACGGTTGAAAAAGTTGATAAAAAAGGCGACATGTATAGCGGTCCCAACTGGTTTACAGATTCCGTGAGTGATATTTACTAATTTTTGCTAGTTTCGTGTATACTATATTAGACATTCTAAATCCATTTGAATTCATTGTATAGGAATCAAAATGACAGAACACAAAGAATCGCTTATAACTTGGAACGATGCCGACGCTACCGGTAAGGCTAGAGCATTTGAAGAGTTCTCTTCGGCTCAAGAGGCTTACGAGGGCGTTTCTAAGGCTTATCATAGAGAATATTTGGATATTGAACCAAATAGATCCGTAAGACCTAGCTTCACTAGTCATGACTATTACGCTTTTAGGCCAGAGGAGCAGGTGCCAAGGAGATCCAAGCGCATCATAAAGATGTGTATGGACGCATACGACAAAGTCGGGATTGTTCGTAATGTTATTGATCTAATGGGCGATTTTGGAAGTCAAGGTATTAATATCGTACATGAAAACAAAAGTGTAGAAAAATTCTACCAGCAGTGGTTCAAGAAGTGTAATGGTAAAGAGCGATCTGAAAGATTCTTAAACAATCTCTATAGAACTGGTCAAGTTTTTGTATATAAGAGCTACGCCAACATTACGCCGGAAATAACTACTTATGTCAAGTCTTTAGCCAGAGATATTACTCTAGAAGTTCCAAATATTGATAAGAACATGGTTCCTTGGAGATATAACTTCTTGAATCCAATGAATATAGATTATAAGGATGGCGTAGTAAACCTTTTTCTTGGCGTAAAAAACTACGAACTTACCGCACAGACGTTTTTTGATAACTTTAAAGACGGTGGCGTTCCAAAGAAAATGATGGAGAGTCTACCTCCTAATGTAAAAAATGCTATACAGAGTGGTAAAAAGAAGATAGCGCTAGAAGAAGACAGACTAAGCGTATTCTATTACAAAAAAGACGATTGGCAGCAGTGGGCGCATCCTCTTACTTATGCCATCCTTGATGACATCATCATGCTAGAAAAGATGAGACTTGCAGACCTTTCGGCTCTTGATGGCGCTATCTCCAACATTAGACTATGGACTCTTGGCAGTCTTGACCATAAGATTCTCCCTAATAGAGCAGCTATCAACAAGCTTCGCAATATTTTAGCTAGCAATGTTGGTGGAGGAACTATGGAATTAGTTTGGGGTCCAGAGCTTACCTATACAGAATCCAATAGTCAAGTTTATAAATTTTTAGGTTCTGAGAAATATACGTCTGTTCTTAATAGTATCTATGCCGGTCTAGGTGTTCCCCCAACGCTGACCGGGTCCGTTGGTCAGAGTGGTGGATTTACCAACAACTTCATCTCACTAAAAACGCTTGTAGAAAGACTGCAATACGGTCGTGATCAACTTGCTAAGTTCTGGGAGGCTGAAATTGAATACATTAGAAAAGCTATGGGCTTTAGAAAGCCAGCCCATATTACATTTGACCAAATGAGCTTATCTGACGAGTCTGCTGAAAAGAACCTTCTGATTCAGCTTGCAGATAGGGATATTATATCTCATGAAACGATCCTTGAGAGATTTAAAGAAATTCCAAGCGTAGAGAAGATGAGGCTCAAAAGAGAGCAGAAAGATAGAATAAATCCAGATCTTCCAGATAAGGCTAGTCCTTTCCATAACGCCAATCACAAGCAAGACATGGAAAAAATTGACCGTCAGGGAGAACTCAACAAACAGGCTCAAGACTCTAAGCAGGAGCAACAAAAGCAAGCGCCGCAAAATCCTAACGGAAGACCTCCTCTTAAACAAGATGATGGTCCTAGAAAGAAAAGGGTTGATACTCCACGCTCTAAGCCGGGAGTCGCGGAACTTGTTTCTTGGACTAGTGAGGCGTTCGAGGTTGTGTCCGATACTCTTAATAAGGCGTATCTTGCTATTAACGAAAAGAAAAATCTTAGACAGCTAACAAAAGATCAAATATGTGACTTGGAGAATTTAAAAGTGCAAACGCTTGCATGTTTAGATGTTCTTAAAGATGTCGATGAGTCTACGGTGGCAGAGGCCATTAATAATGCTAAAAACACACCCATAGAATTAAAAAATATGCTAAAAACAAGTAAGGTTTCAGCGTCTGAACTCCCAATTAATTCTTACAAAAAGAGACTCATTGGGGTTTATGTTGAGTATTTACTCGGCCAGTTTTAAGCCTTTTTTGATTTTTTTCTTTTTTTTGTGTATAAACCACTGAGGTAAAAAATATGAGCATAAAAATATACCAAAAAGAAATCGAAGACGGTATTGGCGATCTCGTTAAGAGTACCGCTAGTGTTGCGTATTGTTCTGAAGCCACTGTCAAAAGGGGCGAGTTAGCGGTCGCTAAAGAAGTGATCTCTAATGTAGATGTTCTCGACAGAGTGGTTGCAGAAAACAAAGACCAAATAGACCTATACTATCTAGAGTCTGTATTGGTTTCTTGTGGTTGGAATAAAAATGATGATGTTTTCATGCCAGAGGCAACTTGGGCAGCAAGAAACACACCTGAAGACAAACAGTTTAATTTTATGCACGATGAAAATGACATCATCGGACATATTACTGGTAGCTATGTCTTAACAAAAGACGGAAAGGCTGTTGCTGATGATGCTGAAATGCCTGAAGATTTTGACATCATTACTCAAGCTGTCCTCTATAATAGTTGGACTAACGATGAAAATAGAGAAAGGATGCAACGAATCATTGCTGAGATTCAAGAAGGCAAATGGTTTGTTTCTATGGAGTGCCTTTTTGCCGGTTTTGACTATGCCCTTACTGGTGAAGACGGTGTTGGTAAAATTTTAGCAAGAAATGATGAATCGGCGTTTTTAACAAAACACTTGAGATCATACGGTGGAACCGGAGAATATGAAGGGTACAAAGTTGGTAGGGCGCTAAGAAATATATCGTTTTCTGGAAAAGGCTTGGTTGAAAAGCCAGCTAACTCTAGAAGTATAATTTTAAGTGGAAATACATCAGCAAACATAAAATTTGATTTAGAAGATTGTAACTCTAAACTTTCAATAGGAGATGTAAATATGTCAGATAACACGCTGTTAGAAAAGCAGTTGGCTGACGTTCAGACTCAGCTTGTAGAAGCTAAGGCTGAAAACGAAGCTATTAAGGCTAAAGTCGAAGAGGCTAAAGAAAAAGAATTCGCTTCCCAGATTGAGGCTTTTGAAACTGCCGCTGAAGAAAGCAAGGCGACCATTGATGAGCTTAATGAGCTTGTCAAGTCTACTCAGGCTCGCATTGCTGAACTCGAAGACGCTTTAACTCAGTCCAACGAGCAGCTTGCTCAGGCGAAAGAGCATGTGGACGAGATGAAGAAGAAAGAGAAGATGGAGAAGCGCAAGGCCGCTCTTGTCGAGGCTGGTTTTGAGCAAGAAGATGTAGAAGCAACTCTCGCTGCTTTTGACGCTCTTGAAGATGAAGCCTTTGATACTGTCGTTGCTATGTATGGCAAGAAAAAGGAAAAAAAGGCAGATGAAGCAGAAGCCGGTATGCCTCCTGAATTAAAGGAAGCTATCGAAAAGAAGAAGAAGGAGAAGGAAGCTAAGGCCGAAGAAGAGGCTGAAGCTGAAATTACTCCAGAGGCTTTTGAGGAAGTCGAAACGTCCGAGGCTGCTCTGGTAGAAGCTGACGAGTTCGATCCTGTTGAAGCAACAAGAGCTAGTGTTGCTGATTGGCTCACAAACCATGTACTTTCTAACAAATGAACAAGGAGAACTGAACTATGGCTCTTAAATTAGATAGATATGAAGAATCTACTGACATCAGCTTTTTCTACAACGAAGGCACTGCCACTCGTGGTGGAGTTGTTGTTTTAGATGCAGCTGCTGTTGCTGGCGCTTCTGGCGCAGCATTGGATCAGGGCGAAAACTTGGTTAAGTATGCAGCCGCGACCGCCACAAGCGTTCCGGTTGGTATTTTGCTGAATGATGTTGTTAATAAGGACTTAACCAGAACTCACCTTAACCAGTTTAAGGATGAAGTTCAGAAGGGCGGTAAGGTTACTGTCTTGACGCGCGGTTGGGTTGTTACCAGCAATGTTGAAGGTAGTCCAAAGGCCGGTGATTTGGCTTTTGCTTCTTCGACTTCGGCTGGAAGTATTTGTAACGGAACAACTTTTGCTGCTCAATCTGGTGAGCTTGCGATTGGACGGTTTATGTCCCGCAAAGATGCCGATGGCTACGCAAAGGTTTATGTCAACCTTCCTAACACCTACGGCTCTTGATACGCCCTAACTTAAAGGAGATTAAATAATGCAAACTGAAAGACCAAGTGATGAATTCATCTCGCTGCTCAGAAAATCTGGCGACAGCGATCAGAACGTTGCTTATGCAGCACAGCGAGAATTCGCTAAAGCTTTAGAACTTCCTTTGCGTAAGGGTGTTCTTGTTGGTAATATTCTCGGAGATATCTTCGAGACTATCAATGTCGAGCCGGGAGCTTCCACAGAGTATCCTCTCGACTTAATTTCTCCGGGACTTGAGGGTGAGCATATCGCTTACACTAATCCCGGTCACGGTCGTGTTCCAGAGCGAGCGGTCGAAAGCGATTACGTCACAATTCCTACTTACAGCATCACAAGCTCGATTGACTTCTTGCTTCGTTATGCTCGTGAGGCTCGTTGGGATATTGTGGCTCGTGCTATGCAGGCTCTCGAAGCTGGTTTCACCAAGAAGATGAACGACGATGGCTGGCACACCATTTTGGCTGCTGGTGTTGATCGTAACATCTTGGTGTACGATGGTGATGCAACCGCTGGCCTGTTCAGCAAGAGACTCGTCTCTCTGATGCAGACCACTATGCGTCGTAACGCTGGTGGTAACACAGGTTCTGCAAATCGTGGACGCTTGACAGACCTTTACGTTTCGCCAGAAGCTCTGGAAGATGTGCGCAACTGGGGTCTTGATCAGGTTGACGAGGTTACTCGTCGTGAAATCTA